CCCATGACCATGCACAAGTTGGGCATCAAATACTACTATCGCGAAGAAGAATGGGTAGGTGAGTATAGATTTCATGGCACACGTATTTGGGATTCAGCACGTAGGCTTGAGCCGGGAATGTATAGGCCAGGCATGAAACAGTGTTTGAGTTTTGGGCATGGCAAAACTTTACACATAGGCCGAGGCGGCGCCATCTTGCTAGATGACCAGCGAGCCTATGAAAAAATTATCCGTATGCGTTATGATGGTCGCGACTTAGCCATATTACCCTGGCAAGATCAAAAAACATTCCAAGTAGGTTATCACTACAAACCCACGCCTGAAGAAGCCATACAGGGGCTGGCATTGCTGACAGGACTCAAAGAACATTGCCCTGCTCCAGTTCCAGTTGTGTATCCAGATCTTAGACTAATAAACATTGTGTCATGAACTGTGTGAGACAAGAAGCGCCAGGTGTGCTGCACTGGGGGTGTCTACACTGGCATCCAGATTATTTCAAAGATATCAGTGAGTTTGAGCAACTTATCAAAAAAGATTTAGCCGACAGTGAGATCACTCACAGTGAATTTGAATCTAGCAAACTGATTTTAAATTTTCTTGAAGAAGGGCACAATGCCTCAGCATTGGCTCCAGTGGCCAAATATTTTGAAATCAGTCATCCTGGCCGGCATCTTATTCTCAACAGCATGGACTTTGCGGGATGTATGGCCAATCATGGAAATTTTTTAACAAACTTAGCTGGTCGCCACACAGACAAAGTCAATAGTAAGTTTTTGTGTTTGATTAGACGAGCCAGTGCAAGTCGTGCAAAGTTTGCTAGCCAATTACGCCAACAGGTACCCAAAACTTCATTGACAATGACATTTGGCACTTTGTCTTATCTCGAACAATTGAGAGAATATCAACCAATGTTTGATGATGCTTTGCCTATAACTTTAGATGGTGTGATTGACCAACGTCAAATTCACAAAATTTACAATGTTGAGGATTCTTGGTTTGAGTCCAGCTTCAATGTGATCTGTGAAACCAGCAGTCAATCTGATCCTGGAATCTGGACTGACTTGTTTATTACAGAAAAAACATTCAAATGCTTTGCCATGCATCAGATTCCTATTTGGTTTGCAGTGCCTGGGCTTGTAAACAAAGTGAGAACGCTAGGGTTAGACCTGTTTGATGACATTGTGGATCACAGCTACGATCAAATCCAAGACGAAGATCAGCGTAGACAGGCGGTGATTGATCAGATTGCTAGATTAGATCAACAGTTGGATTTGACACAGTGTCAAAATTTAAGAAAGCGTTTGTGGCCTAGACTGTGTGATAACTACTTGAGATTGCAAAGCATAGTGCAACAGCACCAGGCGCAACTCAAACTGGCAATCACTCAGTTTATAAATCAAGGATCAAATGTCTAACACAGTGTTGTTTACCAATGGCTGTAGTTTTGCCAACTGCACAAGATACAGAGACGAAAAACTAGAAGACAACAAAGTATGGCCTTTGTGGTTACATGATCGCATGCCCCACAGCCTGCATGTGACCGAAGGACTGGGCGGTCAGGGCAATCAAATGATTGCTCACCGTACCCAGTATCGCCTACAAAAGGTGCTGCAACAACATCGGGCTGAAGATATTTTGGCTGTGATTATGTGGACCGGCAGCGATCGTTGGCAGTTTTTTCACACTGAAGATCTAGGATTTCCAAGAGTGACCGGCGAAGAAGTCAACCCAGTCAAGTTCATTGATGACCCCACTGGCGGTTACTACAAAGGCAGCTGGGTCCTCACACACCCCCAGTATATACATGAACGCAATGAGTTGTTTTACAAGTATTTTTATGATCCAATTTGGATGCAGATTCAAACACTGGAAGCTGTGATCAACACCCAGCGATATCTGCGAGAAAAAGGCATCAGATACGTTATGTCCACAGCATTCAATAACTGTTTCGATCCCAACCATCGAAACAGTCCCAACGTAGATTGGCTATGGGAGCAAATAGATTGGGAACCATGGTTGCCAGTCAAGAGCATGAAAGAATGGTGCGACGCAACCTGCCCTATACTTGGCGTCAATAACTTCCATCCTAGACCCGAACAATGCGAAAAATTTGTGGATCAAATTCTGTGGCCTTATTTGCTAGACAAAAAACTAGTGTAACAGCATGAAAATTTTTATCACTGGAGCCAGTGGATTTATTGGCAGCTATCTCGTACCGTTGTTGCAGCTCAATCATCAAGTGCATTGTATGACCAGTGACTTGTTACACTTTGAATCTGTGGCACAAGAATTACATATACAACAGCCTGACATCATTGTGCATCTAGCTGCCAGGACCGAAGTTGAAAAAAGTTTTTACGAACAGGTCAGTTTTAGTCAAGTCAACTATGTGGGCACAGTGAACTTGATAGAATCGGCTAAAACTCTGCCCAATCTCAAGAACTTTGTGTTTGCCAGCACCATGGAAGTTTATGGCTGGCAGCCTATCAGTGCAGACATTGTAGCAGGAGGTGACATTGTGCCTGTGGCGTTTGACGAACACACAGAGCCTGCACCCAATGCCCCCTATGCAGTGGCCAAGTATGCCTGCGAAAAGTATCTGCAATACATGCATCGCAGTCAAGGCTTTCCGTTTTCAGCCATCAGGCAAACCAATGCCTATGGCCGACGTGACAACAATTTCTTTGTGACTGAACAGATCATTTCACAAATGTTGCAGAATCCCAGCTGTGTCAATCTTGGCGACCCAGATCCTTACAGAAATTTTATTTTCATCGACGACTTGCTGGCAGCATGGTTGGCTGTGATTGACAATCCTGCCCAGTGCCAAGGGAAAATTTTTACTATTGGTCCAGATCACGCCATCAAAATTGCTGACTATGCCAAATTGATTGCTGGCAAATTGAACTGGCAGGGTCACATTGAATGGCACAGCAAACCCAAGCGTCATGGCGAGATTTACTGGCTCAACAGCAACAGCAATCTCATACACAACACATTGGGTTGGACTGCCAAGGTCAGTTTGGATCAAGGCATAGACCGAACCATTGAGATTTGGCAAGAACGGCTAGGCATATAATCACACAGTGTTGACTCAGCGGTCTAAATAGTTTACAATACGAGACATCCTCGTCTATAACTCGGAGAATTACATTGACAGACAATAGCAAAAACTTATCGCAAGTGCTGCGTGAGCGCATGAAACGAGATGGCAAACGGTTCTGGGCTGGTGACAACATCAGCGACTATCTTGCACCATCAGATCGAGAAAATCTAATCAACGAAGCTACCACTGCTTTTGAACAAGTGTTAGACACACTGTTGATTGACAGAGAAACTGATCCCAACAGCCATGGCACAGCACGTAGACTTGCCAAAATGTACTTTAATGAAATAATGGCAGGAAGATATGAACCAGCACCAGACGCAACAGCTTTTCCCAATGATTCGGCGGACCGTTACGAAGGTATGTTGGTGGTACGTAGCGAGTTGCGCTCTATGTGCAGTCATCATCATCAGCCCGTTAGCGGTGTCGCTTACATTGGCATCATCGCCGCACAAAAACTTATTGGTCTTAGCAAGTACACTCGTATTGCTCAGTGGTGTGCTCGTCGCGGCACCTTACAAGAAGAACTCTGCAACGACATTGCCAGAGAAATCGAAAAGGCCACAGGAGCCAAAGATCTAGGCGTTTACATTCAAGCCACACATGGTTGCTGTGAGAATCGCGGCATCATGGCACATTCTAGCCTCACACAGACCACTGTGCTGCAAGGCGCTTTCCGAACAGATTCTGCTGTAAAGAAAGAATTTTTTGACAACATCAAACTCCAGCAAGACTGGGCACCACGATAAGGAACTGCCATGGCTACCGAAGCAGAAAAACAGCAACTGATCGAAGTATTAAAATTTACACCACGTACCTACACTGTAAACATGTGGGGCTATGGTGGTGAATATGTCATGGGCACAACCACACGTGAAATCTATGATTATTTTCGCAGCCGCAGACTCAGTGTCAGTGACTTTGCCTGGGACAGCGACTATGCCGAAGACAACAACATACCCGAAGAAATGTGGCCATTTGAACCTGGTGCATGGCATGACTGCGATGACATGGCACATGTGCACGGTGTAGACAGATCATCAGGCACCATTCAAATCTGCGACGAAACTGGCGCAGTGGTCTTTGAACGTAGTCTAGAAGACTGCCATGGCGACGAAGACAGTCTTCAATTTGGGTGGGGCGACGAAGTGTGGATTGACAGCCGAGCTCCGGGCACTGTGGTGTTTGTGGGCACCAGCAGTGAAAAAGGTTCGTTCTTTGAAGGCGAAATCAATCTCCGGCAGCCGTTTGACATAACCAAACTAGAGATCAGTGTTGACGAAATCGACGGCAATGAAATTGTGAGCATGGTCACTTACGACGGCGAGGACATTGACAACAATGGTGCCAATACCAACGGCAAAGGGTCTGAGTTTGGGTTTTACATTGCTGGCAGCCAACACAACGGCAAATGGCAGCGATATCGTGACATGGACGACATTGAATACACACTGACTGATTGGTTTGCCGCTAACATGAACCCAGTGCGTGATGGTGTGTATGAAGTTACTACTCAAGAAGGGCACACTTATCATGCCACTTGGAATGGCATGGATTGGAAGAATAGCTGGAGTGACGATGCGTTGACAATCACTCAGTGGCGCGGCATTGCCTATGATCCTGACGAGCAGGGCCTACGTGATGAGCTGGATCAGATTGTGTTGGAGGCACAACAGCAATGACGGATTTAGAATCTGCACAGTCCAATGGTATTGCGCCATGGAATGATCAAGTTGCCGAACTCAGTGACTTTCATGTCACAGTGTTTAGGGATAAGTATGCTGTGACTCCAGGGCACTTGTTGTTTGTGCCCAACTACAACACAGTATCTGTTATAATGGATGCCATGGAATCTGCTGTACGCCACGGCAATCGCATGGTAGAACTGCAACAGTGCGATGCTTACAATGTAGGTATAAACATGGGCACAGCAGCAGGCCAAACAGTGATGTACCCGCATGTACATCTCATTCTTAGACGCACAGGCGACTGTGCGGATCCAGTGGGTGGGGTTCGCAACGTAATTCCAGGCAAAGGTAACTATCGAAAATATGACACAACCACTGCAACCTAACCTGCTGGGACTGGCAATGGCGCCAGCTGAAGCCATTGTACAGAGAGACAAAATCATGCTGGTTGAACACGCAGTGGCTCGAGCGGCATTGACACATGCCATGCAAGATGCCGATGTGCTGGAAAAATTTTGCTCTACCTATCGTGCTTGGATTGACAGCTCTAGATTGAACTCTTTTCAAGGACTAGACCAGTTTGGCACAGCGGCCTACAGCAGCGGTACCAGTGAAGCTTTTGACAAGTTTTACATGAAACATCACCATCGTAGGTTTAGGTGTTTTCAAGGGGAGTATCTTTATCATAGACTGACTTGGCAACGTAGTTTTGATTGGGCAGTGATGACCGATGGTGCAGACATTGCTGTCAACGATGCTGTGGTGGTCAGTGTACCTTTTGCTGACACTGGCAATGTGCCCAAAGAATTGACCACTGCATTTCTTGATCGTTGTGCAGAGCTTGGTGTGCCAGTGTTGATAGATTGTGCTTTTTTTGGCATCTGCGGCAATATCAAATTTGACTTTGGTCATTCTGCAATTACAGATGTTTGTTTTAGTCTTAGCAAAAGTTTTCCTGTGAATCTTTTACGTATTGGTATACGATTTACTCGAACAGACGACAGCGACAGCTTGCTGGTATACCATAAATCTCAATATGTCAATCGGCTAGGAGCAGCCGTGGGCTTGGCTTTATTGGCCACACAGTCACCGGATCATGAATTCGAACAATGGCGGGCAAGACAACTTGAGTTTTGCCAACAGATGCAATTAGAACCCAGCAACACAGTGATCTTTGGTATTGACTGTGACCATCGCTACGACCAATACAATCGCGGCAGCGTAGATACCAACCGTATCTGTTTTAGCCGATACTTTGAATCTGGAGTTTTGCCCAATGTTGGTCAATGAACCAGTATGGGTACCAGCTGGTCACCGTAATTGGGCCAGTGTAAGTCTAACTTCTGAGCGTTTTGCTATTCAAGTGCAGCAAACGGCTCAACATGATTTTGATTTTGAAACAGCATGCAATTTCACTGCTCAAAAGTTAGCAGAGGATTTTGACGGTTATCCGCTTTATTTGGGACTCAGTGGCGGCCTAGACAGTGAGCTAGTGGCCAATGTCATGCTGCGCAACGGCATAAAATTTATACCATTTGTGTTAGATATATCAGGTGTCAATGATCTTGAAGTATGGCACGCCTATCATTGGTGTTGGCGAAACAAAGTTACTCCGGTGATATACAAAATGACTGTGCCAGAATTTGAAACAAATTTTTTGCCAAATCTGCGTCGCTTGCGTGATACTCACCAAGCAGGGCTGGTAATGATATTATGGATGGCCGATTACATTGCTGCATTGGGAGGAAAACTTATCACCGCAGTGGCTGAATTGAATTTAGACTTAGACCGTGAAATTTTTTACAGCAACACAGTGGATTATGTGCTGAATCTGTTTGATGGCGGTCGACATCCCACTGGATTTTTTTCCTACACGCCCGAATTGGTATTGAGTTACGTCAAACAGTTTGACACCACTGTCAATGAACAATACAATAAGATAAAGTTCTACGGCGTGGGGCCTCGACCTAAATACAATTGGACGTCTGAGTTTGGCTTGGTATCTCGACGCAGTGGGGCACTGATTTCTGCATGGTTAAAGAAAACAGCCAACAGTCAGAGACACAATTGGGGCAGTCAACAAGCAGTGATAGACCAGTTGACTCAAACTAAGTAAATGTTCACAACAGCGGCCTGTCCGGCATCATCCCGCTATACAAACTCTGCTGCCTATGCTATAATACATAGGAGGACAATATGGCAAATTCAAATCAACCGCGCAGTTACAAATATACCAGCACCAAAGAGTATCACGATGCTTTTCCCTGTGCATACCGTCAATGGCGAGCTGACTCACACTGTAACTTGATTCACGGTTATTCATTCTCAATGAAGTTCTACTTTGGCACAGACCATTTGGATGTGCGTAACTGGGCCGCTGATTATGGTGGTCTCAAAGAACTCAAACGAACACTGGAAGATCAGTTTGATCATACCTTGCTGGTAGCACAGGATGATCCCGAACTGGAAACTTTTAAATTGTTACAAGAAAAGCACATGGCCAAACTCACCATTTTGCCTAGGTTGGGCTGCGAGGGCTTGGCAGACATGCTATACAAATATGTGAACGGTGTGTACATTCCTGACATGTGGGGTCCAGGAGAAGCTCAACGTCTGTGGTGTTATCGTGTAGAAGTGCGCGAAACACAGGCCAATATGGCATTCCGTGAAGGACATCGCGAGTGGAACGAAGATTTATTTGCTTAAAAGGTTACTATGACACAAAATCCCGAATTTGACATTGCCATACTGTTGCCCACACGTGGCCGAGCCGAGATGCTAGAACGCAGCATTCACAGCTTGTTTAATCTGGCCAAGAATCCACACCAGATTCAGCTGATGTTGGCATTTGACAATGACGACGAAGTTGGTACTCAACACTTTGCAGATGTTATTCAACCCTGGCTCGATGATCACATGATCAACTACACAGCCATGAGTTTTGAACCCATGGGCTATATCAGGCTCAATGAATATGTAAATGAGTTGGCCCGCAATGCTGATGCCAACTGGCTGGTTTTTTGGAATGACGATGCTGTGATGCAAACACAGGATTGGGACACAGAAATCATGAAGTGGCAAGGTCAGTTCAAGCTGTTGGCTTTTTTGACTCATAATCTGCATCCTTATTCAATCTTTCCCATTGTACCACGCAAGTGGTTAGACTTGCTGGGCTATCTCAGTCCGCATCAGATTTCAGATGCATGGCTCAGTCAACAGGCCTACATGCTGGACATCCTAGAACGCATTCCGGTAGATGTGCTGCACGATCGGCATGATCTTACTGGCAACAACAAGGATGACACTTTTTTAAATCGTCCCATGTTGGAAGGCAACCCCATGAATCCTTTGGATTTTCACAGTTTGAATCAAACAAGCATCAGGCAGCAAGACTGTGCAAAAATATCAGAGTATCTGGAAAAGCAGTGCGGACTTGACATGAAGTTTTTCAAAGATATTTTTACTGGTAAGCAGGATCCTTGGGAAAAGCTCAAAGCCAATGACGTAAACCGACAAATGGTACAGTTCAAACATCCTATATTCAACAAATAAAAATGTCGCATCTTAATCTTGAAGACAAAATTCGTCGTTATTGGAATACTCAGCCTTGTAATATCAAACACGGTCAAAGTGACATTGGTTCTCAAGAATTTTTCCGAGAAGTCAGTGAGCGCCGATACCGCGTAGAACCGCACATTGCTGAATTTGCTGGCTTCCATCTCTGGGCCGGTCGGCGTGTGTTGGAAATCGGCTGTGGCATTGGCACCGACGCCGAAGAGTTTGCCAAGGCTGGTGCAGAGTATGTGGGCATTGATCTCAGCGAACAAAGCGTGGCCCTGTGCCGCCAACGATTTGATGTGTTAGAACTGGAAGGCGAATTTCATGTCAAAGACGCCAGTCGCAGTTTCGTTGATCTTGGTCAATTTGATTTGGTCTACAGCTATGGTGTGATCCATCACTTTCCGGGCATTGAATCAATCATTGCCAATGTACAGGAAGTGTTGGTACCCGGCGGCGAGTTCAGATTTATGGTCTATGCCAAAAATTCTTGGAAGTATGCCATGATACAGAAAGGCTTAGATCAATTTGAAGCTCAGGCCGGCTGTCCCTATGCACAGGCCTATTCCAAAGATGAAATACACCGGCTGCTGGAGTCAGGTTGGCACATTGAACGGTTGCGTCAAGACCACTGTTTCATGTACAATGTAGATGCGTACAAACAAGGCAGATATGAACTGGAACCTTGGTTTGAGGCCATGTCTGAATCCCACAGACAAGCTGTGAGGGAATATCTGGGCTGGCATCTTTTGGTCAAAGCAAAGAAAACATGAAACTCAAAGTCAGTGAAATATTTTATTCTGCACAAGGCGAAGGCCGCTTTGTGGGTGTGCCATCGGTATTCCTGCGTACTTTTGGCTGCAACTTTACATGCTCAGGCTTTGGTTGCAAGCCTGGGGACAAATCACCAGAAGCAGACGAAGTGGCAAAAAGTGTGCATCTATACAAAACATTTGAAGAACTGCCTTTGGTCACAACTGGCTGTGATTCATATGCTAGCTGGCATCCAGCTTTCAAAGATCTCAGTCCCACACTGACCACCGATGAAGTGGTTGGCCGTATGTTGGCATTGACTCCCAACCAGCATTGGATTCAGCGCAACGGCAACGATGTACATCTTGTGATCACTGGCGGCGAGCCGTTGCTGGGCTGGCAACGAACATATGAAGAATTGCTCAGTCACGACGGTATGGCAGACTTGCAAAATCTCACATTTGAAACCAATGGCACCCAAGCTCTACAACCCAACTTCCAACAGTTTTTGTTAAACTGGACCCTGAACAGTACCAAGAATCAACTGGGTCATGCTCGCACTGCCAACAACTTGACATTCTCAGTCAGTGCCAAGCTGAGTGCGTCAGGCGAGAGTTGGTCAGACGCTATCTGCCCAGACATTGTGCGTGAGTACCAAGAAGTTGGCACTGTGTATCTAAAGTTTGTGGTCGAAACACCCGAACACTTTGCCGAAGTAGATCGTGCTGTTGCAGAGTTTAGAGCTGGCGGATTCCGCGGGGCGGTATACGTAATGCCACAGGGCGGAGTGGTCACACCATACGAACAAAATCGTGTGCGAGTGGCAGACTGGGCAGTGAGCCAAGGTTACTACTACAGTCCCAGGCTGCATGTGGATCTGTGGGGCAATGGATGGGGCAAATGACGCCAGACGTTATGTTAGGAGTATTGGATATGTTTGATTGGTTTAAGAAAAAACCCAAGAAGGCAGCAAAGCGAGAGCTTCCGGAACCCAAAGAAACTCAGCCCATGCCCAAAGTTGAGCCGCTGGCCAAATCTGAAAAAGAGCTGGCCACTGAACGCGGCGAGCCTTATGTTGCAGTGCTGAAAATGGACGTGGATCCCAACAACCTGCATCAAGGTGCGTTTGAACTAGACTGGAACGAAATCTTTGTGGCTCGACTGGTCAAAGCCGGTTATATGATCAAGCGTGATGACACTGACGCAGAAATTGTAGATCGCTGGTTTCAAAACATCTGCAGGCATGTAGTGATGGAAACATGGGAGCAGGAACAGGCTATCAAAAAGTCTGGCATCTATGTGCAAAGTCGTGACATAGGCGACGGCAGGACTGAAATATCATGATATTCAATCACATCAAACAACTCAAAGCCGAAGGTAAGAAAATTGGCATCACTTTCTCAACCTTTGACATGCTTCATGCGGGGCACATTGCCATGCTGTCTGAGGCCAAGAATCACTGTGACTACCTGATCTGCGGACTGCAAACAGACCCAACTATTGATAGGCCTGACACTAAAAATCGCCCTGTACAAAGTATTGTCGAGCGACAGATACAGTTGGCCGCATGCCGTTATGTTGACGAGGTTGTTGTGTATCAGACAGAACAAGATCTTGTTGACCTTCTGTTAATCCTTCCAGTGGACGTTAGAATTCTAGGTGTTGAGTATCAAGACAAAGATTTTTCTGGTCGCGAAGAATGTTACATGCGCAATATTGAAATTGTTTTCAACGGCCGAGATCACTCATTCTCATCCAGCAGTCTTCGCAAGCGTGTGGTAGCTGCCGAAACTGAAAAAGTGCTGCTGCAAAAATGATTGTTTACGCCAATGGTTGCAGTCACACCGCTGCTGCCGAAGCAGTGGTTTCTGATTGCTTTGCTGTGGACAATGGCCGACATGGTATAGACCGCAGACCACATCCGGCGAACCTGGCCGCCAGCTGGTGCACTCTGGTTGCTCGTGCACTGGGAGCTGAATTGGCGTGTGACGCAGAGTCAGGGGGCAGCAATGCCAGAATTCTACGTACTACCCGAGCCTGGATTGATCAAAATCGTGATCGGTTAGATCAAACTGTGATGATATTGCAGTGGACCACATGGGAACGTGAAGAATGGCTGCACAAAAACACATGGTATCAGGTCAATGCGTCTGGCACAGATTGGTTGCCCGGCGAGCTACAACACCGCTATAGACAGTACATCATTGACGTAGACTGGACTCGATGTACTAGTGCAGCACACCAAGAAATTTGGCAACTGCACCAAGAATTGGTTGCCCAGAAAGTTCAGCACCTTTTTTTCAGCGGCCACAGCACCTTCAGTGATATTGGTCCAGATCAGCAGCAGGATTGGCAAAATTGTTATATGTATCCGTACGATCGAGACCAAAGTTACCACAATTGGTTAGTGAAAAATGGAGGACACTACGCCAATGCCAGCAGCTACCATTTTGATGCCGCAAGTCATAGACTTTGGGCTGATTATGTGTTACAATACATCAATCGTAACCAAATTCTAGCCTCTGCACATGAAATATCTGCTGATTGACACTGCCAACATGTTTTTTCGCGCTCGGCATTCGGCGCACCGAGCCAGCGATACCTGGACCAAATTGGGCTTTGCTCTGCATCTTACCATGATGAGTGCCAACAAAGTGGCTCGACGCTTTGGTGTGGATCACGTGGTGTTTGCACTGGAAGGTCGCAGCTGGCGCAAAGATCTCTACAAGCCCTACAAGGCCAATCGTGCTGTGGCTCGTGGTGCAATGAGTGAACAAGAAGCCGAAGAGGACAAACTGTTTTGGGAAACCTATGATGAGTTGACTAAATACTTGTCACAACGAACAAATTGCAGTGTGATCCGTTGCGCCACAGCCGAAGCGGACGATGTCATAGCCCGCTGGATCGCACTACACCCCCAAGATGAACATATCATTGTCAGCAGTGACTCAGACTTTGTGCAATTGGTTGCGCCCAACGTGCAACTGTACAATGGCATAAACGATCACCTGTTCAGTGTTGATGGTGTAACCGATGCCAAAGGCAACCAATTGAGTTTTTCGATCGAAAGCAATTCCAAAATCAAAGTTGGCAAGGCCGACAAAAACTTTGTGACTCCGTCTGACTATCAGAAGTGGGTGCTGTTTTTGAAATGCATGCGTGGCGATCCTGGCGACAATGTGTTTTCGGCCTACCCAGGAGTGCGTGTAAAAGGTACCAAAAATCAAGTTGGCCTAACCGAAGCCTTTGAGGACCGCGACAAAAAAGGCTATGCTTGGAACAATCTCATGCTACAACGCTGGGTTGATCCTGACAGTGTGGAACACAAGGTACTAGAAGATTACGAACGCAACTGCTCGCTGATTGATCTCACTGCACAGCCACAGGCTGTCAAAGACACAGTGGACGCTGTGATCCGCGAACAAATCAGCAGCAAAGACACAGGCATGGTAGGCGCACACTTCCTCAAATTCTGTGGCAAGTACGAACTTACCAAACTCAGCGACCAAGCCGAAACAGTGGGTCGCTGGCTGAATCAAACATATCAAGGAGTGTTAAAATGATTGTAGCAAAACCAGTGATTGACAATCAATACTGGATTCTCAAACAAGACGATCAAAAAATTGGCAACATACAGGCCAGTGCAGATGGATATGTGGTAAAAATTCAAAATCAGGTGTCTAGCTACAAAACCATACCCATGGTTCGTCGCAACACCAACATTGAATTTGAACCAGCTGAGAAAGTCAGTCGTCCCCGACCCAACCAAGTACACGGATATTCCACAGGCTGTCGCACACACAACGGCATGTGGAATGTGCAGATGAAACTGCCACTGTTTACCAAAACTGCCAAATCCAAATCGTGGTTTGCAGCTGGTTGGTACTGTGTCAAACAACATCGAGCATGGAAAGTTGTGCACAATCCCAAACTGATTGTGCTGGAACGTTATTCCTATCAAGGACCATTTTATACTGAGGAGCAAGCACGTGGCCAATCCGTTTCGTGATCAAGAAAAATTCATGCGAGCCTGTGATCAAAGTGTCACAGGCAATCAAGCACAATGGGATATGTATTGCAATCTCATCCAAGAAGAATTTACCGAATTACAAGAAGCCGAGGATGACGAACAGGCACTGGATGCGTTGATTGACATTCTTGTGGTCACCATTGGAGCCATCCACTCCATGGGCGCAGATGCCGAGGGTGCTTGGAAAGAAGTCATGCGCACCAACTTTGCCAAAATTGACAAGGACACTGGCAAGGTTCGCAAGCGTGAGGATGGCAAGGTATTGAAGCCAGTGGGCTGGACACCGCCTGATCTCAAACCATTTTTAAAAAAATCTAGTTCGTTTAACAAATTCTCATGAGTCTACACATACATCGATTCATTGATTCAATCAAGGCTGCGGAAAGTCGCGGCAGTCGCGATGTGATATTGACCCTGCGCGAAGCCAAGGATTTGCACAGCGACATTACCAAACTATTGATAACCTTGGAGCAATTGAGATCTATGCCTGACTCACAGTCACAGGTGGTCGAGGTACAATTGGCAGGGGGCAGTTTCAAAACTACATAGTTTTTGGGATAAATAAACACGGAGTTTATAGATGTCCAGACCCAAGCCAAAAGTGCTGATTGAGCACACTGACAAGCAAACATACAAAACTGAGCAAGTGTTGGCCTCAGAAGGTGTATGGGCAGTGTTCTACGACTCCAAACCTATCAATCTCAAAACGTCCAACATGCTGACCCAGTATCCAGGACCCAAGTACAAAAAAGTCAGCTTCTCCAACCCAGGCCATGCCAAAAATTTGGCCAAGAAATTAAATTCACAGTTCAAGACAGACCGATTCACAGTGGTATTGTTGACTCAAGGGGCACAAGTGTACCCTCATGCTCAATAAATCACAAATCACTCAACGTGTTCTAGAACTGCTGCCTCCTGAAAATTGCATTGACTTTGACCACGCCTGCCACAGTTGGTGGATGGATTTTAGACCACAAGGTGGCATGCGTTTGACACAAGCAGGATTCGATGTGTTGACCACAGTTGGTGAATTTGAAACACATTGTTTTGCTATCCCTCCAGCTGTGCCTGGTCTGCACTTGATCATATTGAATCGAAAACTTGATTGCCCTTACTTTATCAAGCTAGGCAAAAAACCACAGCTCTGTGTGTTTGGCAGCAAACAGGCCATGATGTTGGCCATGTACGGCGATCTGGAAAAGTGGTTGAAGTTTTTAAATCGCACTTAGTTTTTTAGCCAACTGCTCAACGTCTCGAATGTATCGTTGTTGGGTGCCAGTTACAAATTCATCAAGCAAAAAACTTCTTTGTTTTTGCAGTCGCTCTTGGTATGGCGCAAGGTTGATTTTTCCCAGTATGAGATCTTGATTTTTTAGTATGGCCTGTTCAACTCGAATGTCATTGGGCATGCTATCATAGCTGGTGTCAACTAGGTCATCAAACATGTCAAACCCAAGTTCTCTACAATCTTGCACAATACCTTGATGACCAATCACAATAGGAACCTGTTGTGCAATCATTGCCATCAATGTTTTTTCACTCACAATGCCTGGTGGTTCATCATACTGTGTTTCGGTAACAATGTTCACTTGACATTTTGCATATACTGGCAGCAGTCTCATGAAGTTATCTTCATTTTCTGTTCCACGATAAGTGTCGTATGCCCAAGCATCAAGTGGAATATCGTTGCCATAACTCAGCACACCATTGGGCCAATGTTGCAAGATGTCCACAGCACGTCGACGATGCAAGCACATGCGGCCATTGAGACATTGCCATGCTGAAGTTTTTGCATTTATTCTATTGGTCCATTGTGACTCACGAGCTCGAATAGTGGTCACAGTGGCCATGTTATGATTGCTGAATTCAATGAGATTTACTGGTCCTTGATAGTACTTTTGTAAATTATGGCTCCAGTAAGTGACCAGCACACGATCGGCATTGGCACCATAGTGGCGTTCTACTTGTTCTAGTTCAAGTATGCGACCCTGACATGGTGTTATAAAATCTTGAAAATGCAACAATAGCAGTGTGTTGTTTTTGAATTCAATATTGGGCAACTTTAGAGGCCAACCGGTGTCTGGACGGTATGGAGGATCAAAGCAGTTGTAAACTGCATGAAGATCAAACCCCTGGCTGGTTAGAGTGTTGGCAAACAAAGATGTATAGTCCACGCCCTATTTACTAAGTAGATCTATGTATTGGAATAATCCTCTTGTGGAATTTCACTGGCCCAATGCAGCACTGGATCCTGTGATCATGAGTCAACACAATGGACGACATTGTTTGTTTTGGAATCCTCGAGCTCGATTTGACCATCTCAAAACCAACCAAAAACTAATGGATCTCTGTGCCTGGGCCATGCAATGGCTTGACCACGATGGCATAGATGGCTTTGTGGCCGACGCTCGCAACCACTATGACATTGCCAATTTGGTCAAACTCAATATTTGGATACACGACATACGTCAGCAGGGCATTGTGAAACCTTGGATGATTTTGGATCAAGGCGATGGTACTTATTTGGCCGGTACTGGTGACAGCAGATTGCGGTGCCTGGAACGCCTGCCTCAGATACAAACTGTGCCGGCTTTTATCAGCACTCACCGTGACCGGGCACATCTCTATGCTGATCTTGAGCCAGTGAATGATTTTGATCGATTCGCTGCATTGTGTGGTGCCAATCCAGGACAGTTGTTCAGTTTTAGGCTCACAGACCCAACAGCTCCTTATGGCATCTATTGGTATGAGTTCAACAGCAATCGCACTCGTAGTGTGACACCCAGCGAGTCAGATTGTGTGCAGGCGTTTCAGCAGTATGCTCGACGTCATCCCAACACTGTGATCTGTCCTGAATGGTTTGATCAAGTCATTGACTGGAACCTGTACCACAGTATCTTTGAAAACTAGCCTGTTGAATCTGTTGCCACTGCTGAGCACGGTTGTTATCAGCGCTGACTGCAATGTCCAACCAGGGCAAACTGTCATTGCAATGCCCAGCAAAGCCTTGTTTGGGCAACAACAATTCTGAGCTCCAATGACGTAGAAATCTCGATCGCAACAGTGGCTTGCCCAGTCGCAGATGCCATGGCAAGTTGAGTGCAAACTTTATGATTTTGGGATGCATGAAAGGCGATCTGGGTTCTACTCCATGCGCTTGAGTCATTGAGTCTACTCCGCGAGCATCCACTGCACTGACTTGAATTACATAGTCCATCAGCAGTGTGGCTCGGCCTGCGTGGCCGTGGCTGCTGTCGAGGCAACGCTGCCATAATTGTGCACTGTCAGAGTCAGGATCATGCACACTGTAGGGACTCACTGAGGTATTGGTATCAAAGTGCAGAGTTTGATACACAGGATAACCACCAAACAGTTCGTCAGCACCTACGCCTGTGAACAGCACAGGCTGCTCACAGTGTTTGGCTATGTTCCATTGTCCCACAAAGCTCCAACTCTGCACGGGCATGGCGCTGTGTTGCATGCACTCAATCATGTTTTGTGCCCAAGACTCAGCAGTCATGGTCAGTACACAATGACGTTGACGTTGGTCAGGAGTGAGAAACTCTGCGGCCCTGGTACTCACAGTGTCTTTGCCCTCGCAATCCACAGTGTAAAAAGCATCAGCCCGAGGCATGCTTGCCAGAATCAACCCACTGTCCACACCTCCACTGACAGTGATGCCCACTGGTCGCTGTGGTTGCATTTCTGCAATCACACGGTCCCAGATGTGATCAAATTCCTGCTGTGCATCTTGATCACTGACTTGTTGTGGTTCTTGGCTCCAATCAAAGATGCTGTCGATGGTGCTTACAGCACCAGAAAAATCATACAACCGACCTGGTTCACAGCGCGAAATGCCTTGGTACGGTGTGGTTGACACTGTGGGCCAATGTTTCTCACTGTGTGGGTTGATTGCAATCTTGGCATTGACATAGCACAGTATGGCCGACACTTCGCTGCTGACTATCAAGATATTTTGGTCTTGGTAGCGATAAAGACAACGTTCACCTTGAGGATCAGTGGCATAGTGCACTGAATCAAAGTCAGTGTAAACCCAGGCCCAAGGTCCTTCAAAGTAAGGAAACTTGCGGAAGTTCTGATCTCGCACAGTGCGATAGATCAGTTCAGTGTCTGTGCTGTAGTTGCCAAACCAACGGTAGTTGTAGATCTCACCGTTGTAGGCCACAAAGTCTGGATGTGGCACACGATAGAATTGATCTTGACCAGTGATGTGTAGCACTGTGTGAGCCACAAATACCGTGCCACGGTGATCATACACAGTGTGATCTGGTCCTCGGCTTTGAATTTTGGTCAAAGCCTGTAGATGCACAGCAAGGTCAAGAGGCTGCTGTGACTTTACAAAAAGTATACCACACATTATTGAATCTGTTGAATCAAGCCCGGCAACCAAGCAGCCAAGTCACTGGGCCAACGAGCACGCATGGTAGCCAAGAGTTGTTGGTTGTGTTGAGCTGCTGCTTCACAGCGACTGCGAACTGTGTCAAAATCTTGCTGCTGCATGCGAGTCACTGCCTCAGCGCCTGCGTATACAAAATCTACCAATTTGTCACCGTAGGCTGCTGTGCGATTTTCTATCAGACTGTCGTAGTCATGCGAAACTACATCTGCCAACACATCAAATCCCAAGCTGGCCAGATAGGCCACAGTGTGTTTGCCAGAATACACAATCCAGGGCACAGGCAAACACAGAGCCCTAAACAGTTTTTCACTCAGTGCCACTGTGGTGTCTGAGCTGTAGGTTTCAGCCACTACATTGATCCAGGCACTGACATGCTGTTGTTCGTGATCCAGGTTGTGATTGCGCCAGGGCATTCGCGGTCGCAGTTCGTCATAGCAGGGTTTATACAGTTCTTGATATTGCGATTCCAAGGCCTGCCATTGCAGTTCAAAGTTTCTTTCCAGCTCTGACTTGGTGGCATTGTCGCCACTCCATGACCAGCAGTTAAAGTTCACATAATCCAGTTGATCGGCCTGCGGCATCAGGCGGCAGCGGTGCCATATTTCCAACATCAACAACATGCGTTTGGTGTCGATTCGATTTACACTGAAGTTGAAACGCCGATCAGGCTGCCATTTGTTGAGTTGAGGTTGGTGACTGTAGATACCAAAAAAACTGTGAGGCAGTTGACACACCTTGTACTGTGTGGGCACACCTACCCAGTTGTCAGTGATCACCACTGTGTTGGCATCGAATGCATAGGGCATGCTGACGCTGTGATCAGAACGACAAGTGGCATAGTCATCTACCACGCAGACGACCACAGTGCGTTGGCCGCGACGCCAAACCTTGTTGTTGTATGACACACTGTGATATCCCAACAACTTCAGCTGACTTCTTATAAAATCTACAAAGGTATTTTCCTGCCAAATACAATCGCTGGCTTTGAAAACTTCGCCGTCATAGATACTGTGATATAGGTCAACCATGCTGTTACTTATAAACCACAGAAAACCCTGGAAAAATAGTGCAAAATCAGTGGCTTTTTTACAACAATTTTGAGGTTGACCCAATTTTGCCAAAATGCTATAATAATGGCATGATGAGAAAGAAGCGTTCGGATCGATTGCACATCGTTTACTGCATCCAGATTGGTCTGGAGTCGTACATCGGTATCACTGCCAAGACTCAGCGCACCATCAACATGAGCCTGCGCTCGCGTATCAACAAGCACATCTATCGTGCTCGCACCGAAGACAAGAGCTGGCGTCTGTACGAAGCCATTCGTGCAGCCGGTGAGGGTGCTGTGAACTATGCCATCGTTGAAATTGTGCGTGGCAAAGATGTTGCTCACAAGTTGGAGCGCGAGCTGATTCGCGAGTATCAGCCTGAGCTGAACACTGACGTTCGTGTGAAATTGGTTGACCAATAATTGCCGTTTTGCTATAATAGAAGCATAGTAAGAAACAAGGAGCCACAAATGGAACAGTTCAAATCTTGGGAAGAAATGTCTCAACTAGAGCAAGCTCAATGCATGTATTGGGACATGTACAAGGATGCCTATGGCGTTCGCCCCCGTGGTATGGATACTTCCACTTGGACCCTTGAGGACTTTGACGCTGAGTTCAAAGTGCTGGGTCAAGCCATCCAGCGCGAAGAGATTGCTCGCCGTGCGGCTGAAGCTGAGGCTATCGTGCGGTTTGAAGACCGTGTGGCCAATCTCATTCACCCTGGTACCAACCGCGAGCGTGTGATTGCCTGGCTCATGGACGCCGAAGGCGCCACAGGCGACTACGAATATTTCTGTTATTGCGTGGGCTTGCCCTACGGTTATTTTCGAAAGGTAGCATAATGATGCTGATTGACTATACTAGCAAGCCTCAAGAGTTTGAAGGCAATCTCTACGACCAACGCCATGGTGGTCCGTTTGATCGCGGTGCCGCCGACAGCTACTACCATCGTGGCTATCATCCGCACTACTTTCAGGGTGACACCTACTCATCGGAGATGGTGACCTTGGGGGAGATGACTGCTGAGGAGATCACTGCCTACACCGCAGGCTACAACTACAACGAACGGTTTGGTGACAAAAAAGACTGGGGTTGAACATGGACCTAATGATCAGAGCAACCGGCTACGGCGAAGTGGGCATTGACACCGAAGCCAGCCCAGGCAACGGTCAGTTCTATGCCCGGACCTATGACGGCGAGCTGGATGCTGTGGGTTATGACACCGTGGAAGAAGCCTGGGCAGAGTTGGAGTTTGTGGCCTGCGGCATTGTTGATGCGGAGTTTGAAGAATGAACTATTACATCACTTATGAACTAGTTGAAGAGTTTCTACAAAAGCACGATTTTCGTTGTGTCTTTGAACTGGATGCTCCCATGAAGATTTTTACCAGGCTGATGACTGCTGAATTCTACACTACACAAGATGTCCGTGGTCGAGAAGCTGATTTTAGAGAATGTTGGGCACTGAGCGAGATATACTGTCCACATGAAGGCATTGACCGTCGTAGCGAATACGGAATGGAGGTTGTATGAACGAACGAATTCTAGAACTTGCTGATAAGGCTGTTGAAGACATGCCCTCTGGTCCTTGGAACATTCCTGATGAATTTTGCAAAAAGTTCGCCGAGTTGATTGTGAAGGAATGTGCGCAGGTGGCTGATGCAGAGCGTCCTAGCTTGCTTGGCTGTGGATATATTACTAAAACAACAGGCATGAGAATCAAAGAACATTTTGGAGTTGAAGAATGAACATAGATGAGGGTGCAATATTCACACAATGCGTCTACGATGTAGATAATCGGTTTGTTGACCTGACGATCAGATCAGTGTTTGATGGTGCCGGGTTTATGCTCACTGTGTCAGACACATCGGACCACAAAGAAACCGACAGTGAGATTGAAGTGTATCTAACAAGAGAAAATTTGAAACTGGTCATTGACCGCTTGACACAGGTATTAGAAAAATGAACCCAAATATTCGAGCTCTGGCCCACGACGCAGGCCTGTATGTGGACCTTGGTCACACTCTGTATCCCAGAGCCATGAGTGCCGAAGAGTGCGAAGCGGCCTACGCAAAATTTGCGGAGTCATTGATTAGGGCATGTAATCAAGCAGTGTCAGAGGTGCCGCTTTTTTACCAAGACTATCGCAGTCAAATTGAGGCGGCTGTGATCCGTGATTGTGCCAGAGCAGTGTTGGCACAATTTGGAGTTGAACAATGAACAAGCGTAAAATTACCACCCGAGTGATCTTTGATGGTGCAGTAGATAAAACTTATACACAGATGCGTCAGGTCTACACCGACGACCAGGGTGAATATGTAAACTGTGACCGCCGTCAATATCGCATTGACAACAACAGTTTTGACATTGTTTATACCAGTGGCCAGGCCATCACATTTTCCCAACTGGTTGAAAAAATCACGCAGGGCTAAGGAGTTGACCAGTGAACACCAGTGAAATCACTGAAAAAATGCTGGACCGCAAGACGGCATGGTGTGAGCAAAACTTATTTTGGAGCAGTGCAGCCAAGGTCCAAAAGATGACGGATTTTTATTTTGAAAAGACCCGCGACAGTGTAGACCAAGACTGGCCTGAAAGTTTCAATGGAGTCTATCTTGCTCAAGTATTGAATGTTGAACGGGTGAGTTATAGAATCTACCGCAGTAGAGATAATCTTACTTTGCGACTGTTTGTGTTTCTCCCACACTGCACCTATCCTGAAAAACAAAAAATGTT